CAAGATTGCCACCGCCCATATGCTTGATTGGTAAGTAGCCTTTCCAGTATTCGGTAGCCACAGCGTATCCGACGATCTCGCCGTTGCCAGTGGGCCATCCGGGGCCGCTCTGTTTAATATCAGGATCTCTGGTCTCGACGTCTATTGCTATTGTGTTGGCACCGGTTATGTCAGGTAGTTCGTGTGGTGGAATCCATTCTGACTTCGGTGTGAACATCGCCATCTGAAGTGTCATGTTGTACCTCTATAAGTTTGTTAAGGTACCACTGTGCTTTCTCTAAATCTTGGATACCGTTTTTGTGTCTATAACGCGCTAAGTATTTTAGTATATTACCTTCAAGGTAATAATGAAAGCCCTCAGCTGTGATAGATTCAATCATGTCTATGGTTTCGACTGAGCTGTTTGTGTAATGCTCAGGATGGTTTACCATGTCTTTGTTTACTCTTTTCATGCTCTCTTCAAAAAAATGTAATTCTTCTTCTTGCTCATGCTTTTTCATCTCTTCTTCCTTTAGTTTCATCTTCATGTACTCTAGGTGTCTCACTGTCATACCTCATAATCTAGTAACAGCTCTTCGCCTTCAGCTATGGCTCGTTTCGTAATAATATTATATACAAGGTAGTCATCCCAGTCTTGTGTGCAATCTAAAACACAGTTTGGTTTTTCTGAATGGTTAATAAAACCACCAAGCGGTGTTCTAATATATGTAAGTATCATAGGCACTTTGATGTGCGTTGCCCCAAGATCCGTGTTTCGTTTGATGTCTTGCGAGGCGAATATACCATGCCCATGTACTGGACTTTCTTTGATACACACTTCGTCAGGCAAAGGGTTGTAGTAAAATCTATTGTACTTGATTTTCATTTATTGCTCTCTTTTTAAGTTTTATTATTCTTTGCTCAATTTTTTTGGAATATTTATCAACCTTAACTGGAAATTCTATTTTTTGTCTTGATTGCAAAACAAGAGCTCTTTTCTCTGAGTGAGTTAGTTTCATATGTAGTAACTCCTATTGTTGTCCTCTGGTTCTATGATGTATAGATTTTGTTTAGCTCGCGTGACTGCAACGTAAAAAACTCTATGAACATCGTCGTTGCCTATACGAAAAGCCTCGTCAGCCGCGGGAGATAGATCTGTAAACAAGATAACATTGTCAGCTTCTCCGCCCTTGGCTCCGTGTATCGTGGACACTGTAATTCGAGGCTCTGCATTGAACTTCTCTCCGCGTCTCAACAGCGCTGTTATGTATACACGCTGTTCTTCAGGCAATCTATCGAGCGCCTTGTGCCATATTAACTCATCGCCGACTAGCAAACCGCACTGCTCTTGCAAGAAGTTCATGTCTAGTAATACGTCGCTATCTAATCCAGATAGCTTTTTAAACCCGCGCTTGACCCGTGTGCCGGTGCTCATGTAGCTGTAAACATCACGAGCCGCTTCGAGTGTAATAGACCGTCCCTTACGGAGCTGTTCCCAGCCATTCACTGCCGCAGATATTCTAGCCGAGATAGATCTGTGACCTTTGTGATTATAGAGTAATCCCAGAGACTTCAGGGTCTCAGCGACTGGGTTCAGTATGTAACCGGCCTGAGCCATGATAAGCCACTGCCCTTCAGACAGATCAATGTCATCTATACGGGCTATGTGCTTGACTGATCCGTTCTCGTCTTTGGGTTGATAGCGCTTTGGGTATCTGTGTTTTATCCTGCCGACTATCTGTTCTGCTACGGCGTGTATTGATCTTGGTACGCGGAATGACTGCGACAGAGTTTCGCTTGAGCCGTCCAGAGCTATGAAATGTTCTACGTCAGCTCCGGCCCATCTATATATGGCTTGGTCATCGTCTCCGGCTGCAAACATAAACTTGGACTTCTTATCCAAAGCATGGGCTATGTCCCACTGTAAAGGGCTAAGGTCTTGTGCTTCATCTAAGAACGTAACCTGAAATGTGGGACAGCATTGATCGGCGCTGTCAATGAAGCTCTGGAGCATATCTGTAAAATCATACAGATTGTTCTTGAGCTTGTATTCTTTGTAGCACTGGTGGACATAGTTAACTGTGTTCCAGTCATACTCTATGTATGTCTCGTTGTAGAGCTGTCTTACGTCTATCTTCTTGAGCCGTGCCAAGTTAATTGTGTTGAGTATGGGATGGTCGTTACTTTGTAGATCTTGTATCTCTGCATCCAGTGACGGCGATTTGCTGAGGCTTATACCAATCTTTTTGGACAACTCCTGATAATGTATGCCTGACATAACTTGTTCTGTTCTTATTTCAGTCATGGACAGCGCTAGTGAGTGTAAGGTCCTGAAGAAACAAAGGTCTTCGTCTGGATCTAGGTTAAAACGCTTGGCGGCTCTTTCTTTTGCCTCGTTAGCCGCTTTCTTTGTAAAGGCAAGGAACGCTATGTGGTTAGGGTTCGTGCCCTTTTGTAGCTGTTCATCTACCATATTGAGTAGCGTAGTTGTCTTGCCCGTGCCGGGTGGTCCAAAGATTCTAAACATTAGTTGTCGTTAGCGGGCTGGTCGAAGCCAAGCTCCTCTAAGAACTCATCTATCTTCTGGTCAGACGGTATCTCGTGTACAAAGATAGGTGTTGTTTCTCCTACCCATGCACCGACTACGTTAAAATCCATCCACTCAATGGCTTCTTCGTGCGTCCATCCTTCTCTTTCCATAAAGATCTTTACGCATTTGTTGTAGCTGTAGATCAGTACGTCGGGCATATTCATACGGCTACCCACGCCAATGATTGCATCTTCTAAGCCGTTAGCCTTAACTAGTCTTTCGTCTGTCATTTACACTCCTTCAAAACAACTTGCACTTATTGTATAATCAACGGGCTCTTCTCCAAAATTATCAAAGATACCCCTTTCAATTAAAAATCTACTTTTAGGTATATCGGCACGACATTGATCTATGTTTGCATAATACACCTGACTTTGGTGCATTATACATTTCGTTTCGCCACCATCATGGCGACTGCCTTCTACCCATACAACACAGATTAAAACAAACATCTTAACCATTAAAAGGGCTCCTTTTCTTTTGGACCCATATCAGGTGTATTAAATTGATGATCCATGTTACTATATGATGGTATTGCCCAAACGCGAACGGAACGGTTACTTATTTTCATAACCAAACTGGACCCATTTATATCCCGTAAGCGTTGGGCAATCTTGTGTGACTTGTAATCAAAGAACTTATTTTTCTTCAGAAAGTTCTCAAAATCACGAAGTCTAAAGTAAGTTAAGTTAGCTTCTTCATCTGTCCAAGGCCTTCTTAACAGTATCTCTTCTCTTTCCTGAGCTTGCTGTAGATGACTACAAAACTCTTCTAGGTAATCATAGAACTGACCACTAGTGCTTGCATCTTCTGCAACTTCTATAATTGCTGCTTCATTTTCTTTCATCTCTGTCATCAGCGCACCAATACGAGCCTCCCACACTTGCTTGCTTACCGTTCTTGGCATGAAGTTCAGTTGTTCAAGACAAGCCTTCTGAAATGTAGGCTGTGATAGTAACGCTTCTGTGTCGAGCTCCAAGGGCTCTCCACTAACATCCATGAACCACACTGGTGGTATAGAGTTATACTTTCTAAGGTTAGCTATGGTTGCGCCCTGTACAGCTGACCCTACGCCGTGCATCCTAGTTCTGCATAACTCTTTGTTACAGTGTGCGTTGATCGGTGCATCACTACATTTGTAGGCATAATCCTTCTTCTTAGCTTGATTAGCCACTATGTTGACCTCTGATAAAGGAAGCGGTGGGTCTAAGAATGTCATGTTGTATGTAAGTATCTCTGTCTCCCAGCTGTCTGGGTATGCTTTGCGCAGATATACTGCGATATTAAATAATCCATTGTTGCGTCCACCCTCACTTATCTTACCGGCACAAAGGGTCTGTAAGCATGGTGGTCCGTCTTTTATGGTTGTGTCAGGCGTTTCTTCTACTTGTAGCGATACAATCTGCTCAATAGTCTGCTTATATTGCTCGTACAGCGCTATAAACTCTTCAAGGGTAGCAGAAGTGCCGTCGTCCTTGATACCGTACCTGAGACCGCCTTCAGCGTCGTAATACGGTAGGTTAAGAAAATTACCTACGTCTCCTCTATCGAGGTGTAATTTTATTTGCTTTGGAAATATTTCGCTTTGGCCGTAGCCTAGTGATGCTGATATGTGTTGTAAAGTTTGTTGCATATCTTTGGCATCAATCCAGTCAGTGCAGAACAAGAA